AGGCCGCAGGACTTGTATGAGGGGGCTGAGAACGGAGTTCTCGGTAATGATTTATCATTACTATTACGCCCCCTCTATTAACACTAACAAAAGGGCCACTGCACCGGTGTTAGGTCTGTTAGTAGATAACAGGCTCCTTAACAGCCTTCATATAGAACATATGAATTAGGCTGGGATATGGGAGACAAAAAACAACCCGATATTAAGAGCCTGCAGAAGACTGCCTTCATTTTCACTGTGAACCTAGGTCACATTGACAAGAAGTTTGATTGGTCCACACTCACAGAGTTGGAGATAATCGAAGAGTTGGAGGCGCATTGGCAGAGGCTTACAGAGCTTCCCAATGTACAAATTGTCCGAGGACAAATTGAACGCAACCAGCAAGGAGTCTTGCATATCAACGGCGGAGTGAAGTTCGATAAAGTCATTCGTGCTCGCACACTTGAGAACCGTTGGGGATGCTGGGCAGAACCTGCACAGAATTATGAAGCAGTCATGAATTATGGCAAGAAACAAGAATCAAGAGTCAAAGAATTGCCCAATTTTGGGGTGAAGAAGAACACTTCAAAGAAGGGTTCCACCAATCCAAAACAAGAAGCATTGAAGATGCTGAAAATGGGGATGACACCCAAGCAAATTTGCATGGTTGCTCCTGATGTGTATTTCACACACCATCGTGCCATCAATGAAACATTCAAAATGATGCAATTATTTCCACTTGGATATCAATATGAGATAGGTGAAGAAGAATGAACGAATGTAAATGCACCCCAATAGAATCATGTGACGAATGTCACGCTTTAGGATTACATTATGGAGAGGAAGAAGAATGACCGTCACATGTCCTCTCTGTCTCGGCATGTATGCCAACAATGCCGATTACAATAACCACATCAAAAGGAACGGGTGTCAGAGGCGTCAAGACGCTCTGAGATACCGTCGAATGATTGAGAGTTCAAATAGAGTCGATGACTCGGACTCTCATGAGTAGACACATGCTAAGCAATATCGTGCATGGCGAGAACATTGAACAGCACGGCATCTATTGGATGGAGAATGATGACGCTTCATCTGATGTCATAGATGTAGACGCTGATGGTGTCTTCACTTCTCAAAATACAATACTTGTGGATATTTCCAAATTATTGTCAATGAATCTTGGTCGTCAAATGTCTATGATGTCCACCTACAAAGTGGACTACATTGAGTTGCAATTACTCAATGACGATGACGCTAATGATAATGATAGTGGAGCATCATTTTCGGGTCAATGCATTTATTGGTCGCCAACACAGCATCGAATTGATGCTATGCAACTTGCTCGCCAAGTAGAAAAGATGGATGAATCCGCTCAAATTGACGGAGATTCTTTCCTTCTTGCAACCGAATCTGATTATCTCGGTATGCGTTTCAATTGGAATGACGATGACCAAATCGAACATCCAACCTCGGAAGCATTTGCTTTGCTTTCGGGTACACAGTGGGACTTAACTGAATTGTTTGACACTTACGGCCAAACATTGGGACACACAGTCAAATCTAATCCTTTGTGGGAACGCCGTACAGGTGGAGCCGATAAAATAGGATTCACTCTCAATTATTGGAACAATACAAATGGTGGAGTAGACCAAACACATCAACCTCAGAGCACACCTTGGAGGTTCGACAGAGCCGTTGAGGTCCTAGGAGGACTCATGGCGTTTAACTTTACACACAGTTCAACCGATTCACCCATCAATGTGATTGATGATGACTACAAGGTCATGGTGACAATCGGTGTATCGGGATGGAGTGATTTTTGATGGCTCGGAAATACAGCACTTCCAAATCTTCTAAGAAAACATACCGTCGGCGCAAGACTTCCAAAGGTCCCCGCCGGCCTTTGAAGAAGTCTAAGACCGTGAAGAAATTCACATCCAAGCAACTCAAACAATATGTTGCTTTGGTTCGGGAGAATCGTGGAGAATCCCTCGATGAATCCGAGTGATATTGACGGAGATGGAAAAGTCTCACCTTGGGAGACCCATCTTTGTAAATTGTGCCTAATGGGAGCACTTGTGCTTGCATTTGGTGACAAGGCCGCAGGACTTGTATGAGGGGGCTGAGAACGGAGTTCTCGGTAATGATTTATCATTACTATTACGCCCCCTCTATTAACACTAACAAAAGGGCCACTGCACCGGTGTTAGGTCTGTTA